TTTCGGAGATCAAGTTCTTAGCAGTCAAGTAATTCCTTTTGTAAGGTCTAGAAACGTTGAGTTTACTGCTAAGAAGATGAAACTCTTCACAAGAGTTTATCCATTCTTTGATGGTGTTAATGTCAGTAGATTCGTCGTTCCAAAACTTATTGAAATTGAAATGGAAACTGGTGTATTTGAAGTAGGAGAAACTGTTTGCTCCTTTGACTATAACAGAAAACCCGTGCCTGGAGATTACATTCAGTTTAGAGTAGCACAACAAAATCACAAGTTTGGTGCCTATAATGCACCAACTGATGTCTTTACGACAAATCCATATGATCAGTCGGTAACTATTTCAGATACATATTCAACAACTTCAACAACATTGAACGTTGATACTTATAGTTTGGCAAACCAACCACAAGGTCAGTTCTATGGAAAAATATCTACTGGAATGAAACTTCGTGGTAAGACCAGTGGTGCTATTGCTAAAATTACAAATGTCAGACTGATAACTGACCACATTGGTACACTTATTGGTTCTTACTTTATTCCAGATCCCAATTTACAAACAAATCCCAAGTTTGAAGCAGGCACTAAGTTGTTTAGACTTACTAGCAGCGATACAAACTCTCAGATTCCTGGTTCCACAACAACTAGTGCAGAAGATAATTATTTCGTAGAAGGTAAAGTTAACACTGTACAAGAACAAATAATTTCTATTAGAAATAGTAAGATTGTAACAGAAAAACCAGTTGAAAGTGAAAATGTATCTAAGGAAGAAACGCCTGTTGTAGTTGATAGTAAGGTTCTGAGAAATATCCCAAGACCTGTATATTCTTCACCATCGCCCAGCGGTGGTGGTGGTGGTGGTGGAAGAATCTACAATGGTGTTGCGACTGGTTACATTTATGCAACAGGTACTTATGGCACCGTTAACCAGAATGCAGGTGGATATTCGCCATTTAGAGTATCAGTTGGTCAACCAGCTGTTAGCTCACGACCTGCTATTGGACAGGGTGGTGTCGAGAGAGCACTTTCTCAAGGATACTCAGCAGCATCTATTAGATCTTGGGCGGTCAGAACTGGTGCAACCGTTGGTCCATGGGCAGCCGCACGTCTGGGATTAAGTGATATCAACCTCAAGAAGAACATTACTCCTATTGATAATGCTCTAAATAGATTGATGAATATGTCTCTTTGACAATGATAGAAAAGATAATGAATATAAGTGGAAATAGTTATGAATGGAATGAAACTATGAAAGACTTGACTGGTAGAACTGGAGTTCATCATGGAGTGTTAGCTCAGGAAGTTCAAAAGGAATTTCCTGAGATGGTTATGAAAGGTAGTGATGGTTATCTTCGTGTCGATTACATTCAACTCATTCCTGTTATGATTGAAGCAATAAAAGAGTTAAAACAGGAAATAGATCAACTTAAACAAGATAAATAACAAAATAAGGAACCCTATAATACAATGAGAGTCGTAGATCCATTAGCACAATCATTTTATGTTGAGGAACCAACAGGTATCTTCGTAACCTCTATTGATTTGTTCTTTTATTCAAAAGATGAGACTTTGCCAGTAACGGTTCAACTCAGACCGATGGAGTTGGGTCTTCCTACTGCGAAGTTATATCCTTTTAGTGAAGTTGTCATTGACCCAAAAGATATTGAACTTTCAGATGATGCAACTGTTCCTCATAGGGTAACATTTGAATCTCCAGTTTATTTGAAAGGAGATGCATTTCATTCTGTTGTCATTCTTTCAAACTCTGACAAGTACAAAGTTTGGGTTTCTAAGTTAGGTGAAATTGATATTACAACTCAGTCTGGACCAGAGTCCAAGCAAATTTTTGTAGCAAAACAACCTCTACTTGGTGGGTTATTTAAGTCTCAAAACGCTTCTACTTGGAATGAAGCACCATATGAAGACTTAAAATTTACTCTGTATAGAGCAAACTTTACAGAAACATCTGGCAACTTTAACTTATATAACCCAGAACTTGGACTTGGTAATGGTCAGATTGCAACATTGCTTCCCAACTCACTGGAGTTTTCTTCAAAGAAAATTAGAGTTGGTTTAGGAACTACAGTTCAGGATAGTGGACTTGAACTTGGAAACACTGTCCTTCAACTAGCATCGAACGCAACAGGCAACTATGTTGGTTCTGCTGGAACTTCAACTGGAAACCTGAGAATTATCAATGCAGGTATTGGTTTTACACCGTCTTCTGGTTCATTTGTTCATTCTGGTGTTGCTTTAACAAGTATCACTGGAACTGGTAGAGACGCAACAGCAGATGTTACCATCACTAACGGAGTAGCAGTTGCTGCAACAGTAGTCACAGGCGGTACTGGATATGTTATAGGTGATGTCTTAACTGCAACACAAATTGGTTCACAAACACTTGGAAGAAACTTACAGTTATCAGTTCAAGCTTTAAGTGGAACTAATGAACTAATACTTGATAATGTTCAAGGAGACTTTATTACTGGTGCAGCAAGCACTGTTCAATATACAAATAGTTTAGGTGTTACGACTTCACTTAATGCATCTATTGGTGCAAATGTAACTATTCCTGCTGATGGTATTCAAACAATAACTGATGGTTTACACTTCAAAGTTAATCATAAGAACCACGGAATGCACGCCGGTGAAAATATTGTAACGATATCTAATGTACTTGGTGAAGTAAAACCAGTTAAACTAACTGATGGATATAGTAGTACTGAAACTGGTGATATTCCTGTAAATAACACTGTAAGTTACTCCACTTTTGAGAATGTTGGAGTAAGCAGCACTAATCCTGGATATGTTCTGATCGGTGAAGAGATCATCGCATATGAAGGTGTTACTGATACCACTCTGACAGGTGTAACAAGAGAAATAGATCAGACAACAGCAATTTCCTATTCCGAAAGCACGCTAGTTTATAAGTATGAAATTGATGGTGTTTCGTTAAGGAGAGTTAATACAAATCACACTCTTCAAGACTCATCTGTTACTGATGATATTGATCTTGATTATTACCACGTCAAGATTGATATGTCACAAGATGGTAAAACTGATGCTTTACCTCATGGACAAGTTGACAGAAGTGTTGGAACATCATTCCCTAAACTCTATATCAACGAATCTAAGTCTACTGGTGGCAGTGAAATTAATGCAACTCAGAACATTCAGTTTGAGATTGCAAGACCAAACATTCAAGTAATGTCTCTTAATGGTACAAACGTTAGTGCAAAAACCAGAACAATATCTGGAACTAGTGTTGACGGCGAAGAGTTCTCTTTCATTGATAAAGGATTCAATGATATCAACCTTAACGCTAACAACTATTATGATTCACCAAGACTTATTGCTTCTAAAGTAAATGAAGATGAGAGACTTGATACTCTTCCAGGTAATAAGTCTTTGAATGTAAATCTTGAACTTTCTTCGGTAAACCCAGTTCTATCTCCAATGATTGACTTGGATAGAGCAGCAATGATTCTAGTAACTAATAGAATCAATAGTCCTATTGAAAACTATGCAACTGATAATAGAGTTGCATCACTCAGAGAAGATCCATCAACATTTGTTTATGCCACTAGCACTGTTGAACTTGAAGTTCCTGCTACTTCACTGAGATGTATGGTTGCTGCTTATGTCAATACTTCTAGTGACTTGAGAGCATTATATGCCCTCCAAAATGATCCATCCGAAGAAGCGATTTACTATCCATTCCCAGGTTATTCAAACTTGAATAGTTTGGGTCAAGTAGATAATCCTTCACTGAGTGATGGTACTCCTGATAAGGAAACACCAAAAACTGATGTCCTCGGTTTTGAAAGTCCTGAACTCATATTCCGCGACTATGAGTGGAATGTTGATAACTTAGCACCATTCAGATACTTTAGTATTAAATTAATTGGTTCCTCTACTAACCAAGCATTCCCACCTAGATTCAGAGACTTTAGAGTTATTGCACTTGCTTGATATGAGATATTCAAAAGTTGAAGGAAATAAAAGTTTAGTTCGCGATGAGCAAACGAAAGCAATATTGAATACAAACAAAACAGAGTATGATAACTATATCACTCTCAGAAATATCAAAAAATCTGAAGTTGACCGAATGCAGCAACTTGAAAGTGATGTTTCTAATATGAAGAACGATCTCGATGAAATTAAAGATCTTCTGAGATCTCTAGTAAATAAACCCTAAATATTACAGGATAAGTTGTAGAAATGGCGCAACCATCATCTAGACAAGAATTAGTAGATTATTGCAAAAGGCAACTTGGTGCCCCTGTATTGGAAATTAACGTTGCTGATGAGCAAATTGATGACCTAGTAGATGATGCGTTGCAATATTTTCATGAGAGGCACTTTGATGGTGTAACTCAAACGTTTTTAAAATACAAGATAACTCAAGAAGATGTTGATAGAGGAAGAGGAAATGTTGGAATTGCAACCACAACTGCAACTACAACTATAGTTGGTACTGCAACTACTTTTAGTTTTGACGAAAATAGTAACTATCTTCAAGTTCCTCCTCATATCATAGGAGTCAATAAAATATTTAAATTTGATGGTACTAATAGTATCACAAATAACATGTTCAGTGTTAAATATCAGTTGTTCTTGAATGATATTTACTTCTTTGGTTCTACTGAACTATTGACTTATGCAATGACTAAAACATATCTTGAAGATATTGACTTTTTACTTTCTACTGATAAGCAAATAAGATTCAATCAACGTCAAGATAGACTTTACTTGGATATTGACTGGGCAAGTGCAGCGGTTGATAGTTATATTGTTATAGATTGTAATAGACTTTTAGATCCAAACGATTTTACTAGAGTTTATAATGATTCTTTCCTCAAGAAATATCTTACTATTTTAATTAAGAAACAGTGGGGTCAGAACCTTATCAAGTTCCAGGGCGTAAAACTTCCCGGTGGTATTGAACTGAACGGAAGACAGATATATGATGACGCTCAGAGAGAACTTGACCAGTTGATGGAAAGAATGTCCAATACATATGAACTTCCACCTTTAGATATGATCGGATGATATGCTTAACCCATTTTTTCAGCAAGGTTCAAAAACAGAGCAGTCTTTAATACAAGACCTCATCAATGAACAACTCCGTATGTATGGGGTTGAAGTTTATTATATTCCAAGAAAATATGCTACGACAAACACAATAATAAGAGAAGTTATTGAATCAAAATTTGATGATGCATATCCCCTTGAAGCATATGTAAACACTTACGAAGGATATGAAGGGCAGGGAACTATTCTATCAAAGTTTGGTGTTCAACCATTAGATGACTTAACTCTTACTATTTCAAAAGAAAGGTTTGAAGAGTATATCGCTCCTCTTACAAAGAACTTAGCAAACATTGAACTTTCTACTAGACCTAAAGAAGGGGATTTAATATATTTTCCATTAGGAGATAGACTTTTTGAGATTAAGTTTGTAGAACACGAGAAACCATTCTATCAACTTCAAAAAAACTATGTTTATGAATTGACTTGCGAACTCTTCAGATATGAAGACGAAGTACTGGATACCGGTATTGAAGAAATTGATGATAATGTCAAGGATGAAGGTTATATTCAAACTCTTACTCTTGTTGGTAGTGCGTCAACGGCAACAGCAAATACTTACATTGTTAATGGTGGCGTAAGACTCTTTACGCTTTCAAATAGAGGTGATGGATACTCTTCGGCACCAAGAGTCGCTATTTCTTCTGCACCATCTAACGGACTTACTGCTGTTGGTGTTGCAACTATGATTGGTGATTTGGTTGACTGTACTGGAGATAAAGCAGATTCTAAGGTTCAGGGTGTAGAGATAGTAAATGCTGGTTATGGGTACACTGTAGCGCCTTCTGTGGCGTTCTTTGGAGGCGGTGGAGCAGGTGCCGCAGCAACTGCTACAATTGGTGATGGTGTCATTGGTATTGTCACTGTCACAAGTGGCGGTTCTGGATATAGCACTGCCCCTGGTGTTTCCTTTACAAATGAAGTCTTCCTCTCTGGAGTTACTACTGCATCTGCATCTGCGCACGCATACATCAGTGGTGCAGG